ATAGAAAAGCATTTAAAACAATTACGAATATGAAAATTGGTAATTCAGAAGATTTATTTAAAATGATTCGATCTGGTAATATTGGTGCAAATTATACAGTTATTAACGGAGCTGCTCCAGATGCTACCACAGAAGTAGAATTTGAATATGATATCATAAAAGATTGTTTATCTGAATATCTTACATTTCATGCTCCAGAAAATCAAAAACAAAGAAATCCAACATATTCTCCGGCATTTAAATATAATGGTAAATCTTTTAATGAAATTAAAAGTAAAAATATTACACTATTCGGCGGCACAAATCCATATAGAGAAAGTGCATTACCTGATGGTGAGCGTGGACAATATCCTTTAGCTTTAGGTGAAGGATACGACGCTGCAGATTATAAGAAGTATGTAGTTTCAAAATCTTTTGATATGCTTTTGAAAAAAGCACCTTTGACAATAAATTTAAATGGAATTGAATTTATAAATGGTGATCAGCATTGTACAATAGGCAATTCAATACATGTACAATTTCAAAAAGCAGATGATCAACGTCCAAGTGGAGAAAAAGCTGCTAATCCATTAGATACAAAATTATCTGGAAAGTATTTAATATATAGAGCAAGGCACATATTAAAACCTGAAAAATATGATATGGCATTTACAATGGTTAAACTTACAAATATAGATGAGGCTTAATACATGAGTTTTTATGGAGATAATTCTCGTTGGTTTATCGGAGAAGTTACAAGTATACAAGATCCTATTCGAATGGGTCGTGTTAGAGTACGTATATTTGGTGTACACACAGAGGATGAACAGCTTATACCTAAAGATAAATTACCGTGGGCTCAAGTTATGGCACCGGTGACTGAAGGTGGTATTGCAGGTCAAGGCAATTATTTAGGTATGCAAAAAGGTGCAAGAGTTTTTGGCATGTTTCTTGATGGGACAAATTCACAAATGCCTCTTGTTTTAGGATCTATACCACATAGTGAAAAATTTATATCAAAAGGTGGTATTCAATCTCATGTTACTACAGATATTAATGCACAAGGTTTAACAAATGAAGTGCAAGATGGATATGGTGATGAATTTGATACGACTAAAGTAAAGCACGAAGTATTCGATCATGAAACAAAAAAACAAGAATCTGAAATGATTGACGAACCTTTACAAAAAAATGTAAGAACTGGCGTTTATCCAAATAATAAAGTCAAAAGAACTCCAAGTGGGCATGTCATTGAAATTGACGATACACCTGGAGCAGAAAGATTGCATATAGTACATAAAACTGGAACATCGGTTGAAATACAACCTAGCGGAGATGTTGTAACTCATCATAAAAACGGTGTTAGGACAGTTGTAGGTGATGATAAGCTATATGTAACTGGCGATGTTGAATGGGTTATAAACGGTAATCTTGATGTATCTGTATTAAAAAATATTACTTTTGCGTCTGAAGGTGATTTAAAAGTTGTTACAACTGGTAGACAAGATTATTCATCATTTGGAAACATGACACATTTTTGTGATGGACAACATACACTTGCAAGTGATACAGCAATTCTATCAGGAACAACATTAGCAGATATAAGAGGTGCAAGAGTCGATCTTGCGACTAATGATCCAGTTAATGTTGTTATCGAAAAATTTAAATTAAGAGGTGTAGAGCCACCTGAAAATACAACAGCAGGTGGTAATACATTAACACCAGTAGATGAAAATGGCAATTCATTAGGTCCAAGTGACCCATCAGGTGGACCAATGTCGCCAGGTGATACAGAATTAGGACCAGCCGGTGATTGTACTCGAAAAGATTTAGGTAAAACATCTGCAAGATTTGAATCAAATGGAGATCCAGGAGCAATCAGTACTACTGAAATAACTCAAACTGACGGTACATCATATGGCTCTTATCAAATTGCAACTAAACCTGGAACAATGACAAAATTTTTAAATTGGTTAGACACTAAACCCCAATACGCAAATTATGGAAGCCAATTACAATCTGCAGGTGGTAATACGGCTGCAAATAGTCGAGATCCACAATTTGTAAATCAATGGAAAAGTCTTGCGTATGATAATCCGAATTCAGATACCTCATTTGCACAAGCTCAGCATGATTTTATACAAGCAACTCACTATGATCCTGCAGTACAAAAAGTTAAAGCTGCAACTGGTATTGATCCATGTTCTCGAAGCCGAAGCAATGGGTTGCAAGATGCAATATGGAGTACATCAGTACAACACGGTCCAGGCGCAGTTGCAGGTATTGTAAAGAATGCATTAGCAAGAACTGGTAAAACAGCAGATACAGTAACCGATGCAGAATTAATATCGGCTATATATGATGAAAGAGCTGCAAATGGCGGTTTAAAATATTTTCATAGATCAAATGCAAATGTAAGAGCGAGTGTTGTTGACAGATTTTTAAATTATGAAAAGCCTTTAGCCGTTAGTCAAGCTGGTGTAACTTTAGATAGTTTGGCAACAGAAACAGCTTCGAATACTGCAAGTGTAAAAGGATTTTATGGATCATAATGCCAGAAGTATGTAGACAAGATGATACTTTAAATACCGGCCATGAATGCGATGGTACATCAACTCTTGCTGCACCCGGTCAAACTAAAGTATATGCAGAAGATAAGTTAATTGCACGATTAGGAGATAGTACTAATAGTCATAATACACAAACTGGAACTGATGAAAATGGTGATCCGATTTGTACACCGCATACTGCAACAATAACAGGAAGTTCATCAAAAGTTTATATAGCGGGTGCATTAGTTGCAAGAAAAGGTGATGCAGTAGATGCAGGTACTTTAACATCTGGATCTTCAAAAGTCTTTGCGAGTTAGTATAAATATAAGCTAAAGGAGAATATCAATGGCGTGTACATGTAACGGTAAATGCGAAAAATGCGGACATAAGTGTCACTGTAATGAAGAGTGTATGAAATGTGTAAATGATATTTGTACTGGTTGTAAATGCGAGTGTACTAAGTAATGTCTAGAGTTTTTTCACAAGAAGATGGTAGTATTAATACAGCATCGATAATTACTAGTCGAAAGAAAATCTATAAAGATATAGATCTTACTTTTGCTGTAAGAACGATGGGTGATGTTTTTAAGAAAACAGATGCAGCATCAGTTAAACAAGCTGTAAAAAATATATTATTAACTAATCATTTCGAAAAACCTTTTACTCCTTTCTTTGGAGGTAATTTACACGCTTTCTTATTTGAAAATATTGAAGATTTAGATGAAATGGAAATTATGGATCATGTAAGTGCTGCAATAAACAATTATGAACCAAGAGCAATTATAAGATCTTTAAAAGCTAATGCGCGACCTGATTATAATTCTATAGAATTAATTATAAGATTCCAAATTATTAACACATTTGAAAACGTAGAATTAAATGTAGAACTTACGAGGTTAAGATAATGGCTACAACAATAAAATCATCCGATTTAGATTTTAATACGATTAAAGCAAATTTAAAAAGTTATTTTGCACAACAAGCAGAATTTGCAGATTATGATTTCGAAGCTTCGGGTTTAAGTAATATATTAGATGTTCTTGCATATAATACACATATTAATGGATTAACTGCAAACTTTGCATTAAATGAAGCATTTTTAAATACCGCACAATTAAGATCATCTGTATTATCGCATGCAGCAAACTTAGGTTATTATCCGAGATCGAATACTTGTTCTCAAGCAGTTGTTACTGTAACTGCAAATACTAGTGATACTATAACTGGAAGTGCAACTCTTCCAAGATTCAGTTCTTTTACATCAACTATTGATGACGTTACTTATACTTTTAGTACTATAAGTGAAACAAGTGCATTGAATGATGGATCAGGAGGATTTACATTTAAAAATCCAGATGGAACAAGTAGCATTGTCATTAAAGAAGGCGTACAAAAAACTAAAACATTTTTAGTAGGTAATCAATCTGATAATGCAGTTTATGTTATACCTGACACAAACGTGGATACTTCAACATTAGTAGTTAGAGTATTCGATAATGTGAATTCACAAAGTTTTACTGAATTTGCAGATATTCGTAATGCTGTTAATATAACACCAACATCAAAAGTTTATATTGTAAGAGAAGCACCTAATGGATTTTATGAACTTATATTCAGTGAAGGTAATGTATTAGGACAAGCGCCTATCGCTGGAAATCAAATTATTGCAACGTACTTATCTACAAAGGGTGCTACTGCAAATAATGCATCTTCATTTACAGCAGCAAATTCAATATCTATAGGTGGTACAACTTACAATTTAACTGTTGCAAAAGTTTCAAATTCTGCAGGTGGTGCCGATAAAGAATCTCTTGATTCAATAAAACTAAATGCGCCAACTGCGTTTGCTGCACAACAAAGAATGGTTACAGCAGAAGATTATAAAACATTAATTATTGGAAGATACAATAATGTATTAGATGACGTTATTGCTTGGGGTGGTCAAGATAATATTCCAGCTACATTTGGTAATGTATATGTGAGTTTAAAATTTAAAACTGCAATTGCCTCTAATATTCAACAAGAAACAAAAGATTCTATTAAATCAAACTTTGCAGCTAATTTATCTGTAATGTCAATTGATACTGTTTTCGTTGATCCTACAGAAACTCATATGGAAGTTAATGTTAAATTTGATTTTGATCCGGATTTAAGTGGTGATACTGTGAATTCTACACAAATTTTAATTAAAAATAAAGTCGGTGAATTTTTTATAGCTAACTTAGGATTGTTTGGAAGAACATTTCGAAGATCTGCATTATTAACAGAACTTGATGCATTATCACCAGCAGTTTTAAATAGTAGTGCTACTATTAATTTACAAAGAAGAATATCTGCACCTACAGATTTTCAATTTAATGTTTCTGCGCCAGTATCTGTAGAATTTCCTGCAAGACTTGCATTACCAGACGATGAATTACATATCATCAGTTCTTCGATATTTACATTTAACGGAGTGTTAGCAAGATTACGTAATAAACTTAGCTCAACAACATTAGAAGTTGTAGATGTTAATACTAGTGGAATACTTAATGAAAATGCTGGAAGCTATGATCGTCTAAATGGTACAGTTCGTTTAGATGATACATTTAACATTAGTGCACATGAAGGAGCATTTATAAAAATAAGTGCAACACCTGATAATCAAAGTACAATTAAACCATTAAGAAGTCACGTATTATTATATGATAAAGATACTTCGCTTTCTTCTGGTACCATTGATACACAAAATACATTAGCGGTAATTACAACATAATATGGCTCATACAGTAAAAGATTATAATCGGAAAAATATTACTTTAACAACATCTAAAGTTGGTGAAGTAGTACCGCAATATTTTGGTGAAGAAAATTCTAAATTAATTGAATTTTTAGAAAAGTATCAAGATTTTTTAGATAGCGATCAAACCGGTGGTTTTGGTTATAAGATTAAACAACTTATTCATGCAAGAGATGCAGACAGAGTTGATGCAGATGAGCTTGATTCAATCATAGAAGAAATAGGCAATGGATTAAAATCAGCATCATTCTTTCAAAAACCAAGATTAATGACTAAATTACTTGGTGATTATTATAGAGCAAAAGGATCATTTAACTCGGCACAAGGTTTTTTTCGTGGTTTCTTTGGTTTAGAGCCGGAAATTAGTTATCCTAAAAAAGATATATTTACGGTTGGTGAATCTAATATTGGATTTGAAGCTCAAAAATTTTTAGTAAACGCAGGCATTTATCAAGTTTTTTCAATATTAATTAAGTGCGGTATATCGACATTAGATTATGAAACGTTATATAAAAAGTTTGTACATCCAGCTGGATTTCACTTTGCAGGTGAAGTTGTTGCGGTTGATGAAGGTATTTTAGATGTCGGTGTACCATCTGGTGAATTTCTTATTGATCCACTTGAACCTGATAGTCCTGATTTAGTTACAGTAGGTCAAGCTTTTGTAACTCCACTAACTGGAGTAAGATCTGACGGAACAGTTCAGCAAGATGTTGCACCAGTTGTACCATTTAGAGAATTAACTGTATTATTAGATTCAGGTGGTGATGTAACTTATATTACAAATGATGCATATAGAGTTGATCCATACGGTACATCAATAACAGATATTCAAACATTGGTATCAGGTAATTTAAATAAATTTTATTCTAATATTGCAGAAATACTTACGCCTAATTCATTTACATTTGATGATAGTGATACAGGTGCAACTGCAGCAAATGCTAGACCGGATTTTTCATTAACAATAGAAACTATGGATGATGATAAGTTTACTACATATTTGAGCGATTCTGCATATTAACCTTTATAAATAACATAAATTAAGAGTGAAACATGGCAAAACAAGTAATAGCAACAGGCAGCGCAGCTAACGACGGAACCGGAGATACACTACGATCTGCCGGTACGAAGATTAATTCTAATTTTACAGAATTATACGATATGCGCGCGCGAGTAACTAAAACAGAAACTACTGCCTCAATTAGTAATAATGACCAAGATAAATTAACTTTTGCTGATAGCGATGTTGGTAAGTCATTTGTATTGCATGAGATTAAACCAAGTGCCGCATCTTATATTAAACTTTATACTGATTCAGATTTACGTGTAGCTGATATAGGTAGAGGACAATTAGCTTCTCCGGTAGGCGAAGGTTTAATAACTGAATTTGTAACTCAAGCAGATAGCGCTATCAGATTTGCACCTGGCATAATCGGCTATACAGATTCTGATAATGTATTAGGAGTTTCAATGCAAGTTAAAAATTTAAGTGGTAGCACAACTGCAATAAGTGTTCGTTTAAAAGCGTTAAAATTAGAGATATAGGAATAACACCATGACTGCTATAGCAACAGAAGCTTTAAAATTTAATTTTGCTGATTTATTGCATAAAGAAATAATAAACACCACTGACAATAATCATTTTTATATTGGTATCGGTAAAAGTGATCAATATGATAGTGCTTCTGATAATACAGTAGATCCAATAAGAGTAAGAAGAGATGAGCAAGAAGCTCGATATAATTTAGAATCAGTCATTAAAGTTTCTGAAACCGCAATGACTTTTAGTATTCCAAGAAATAATTGGATAAGTGGCACAATATATTCTGCATATAACGATAACCAAATTGGATATCCAATTCAACCTTATTACGTAATTACTGAAGACCAACAAATTTATATTTGTTTGGCGAATAATCGTAATACTTCTGGTGTTGCACAACCATCTACAATAAAACCGAGTTTTGCTACTGAAGGTGTAGGAAATCATCAAGCGTTTAAAACAGCTGATGGTTATATTTGGAAATATTTGTATGAACTTTCAGTGGTTAAAGTTGCAGCATTTTTATCTTCTAATTTTATGCCAGTCGGAGTTTTTGATTCATCTACTGCCAGTGGCGCTGCTGAAAATGATCAGGCTAAAATAAGAAAAACTGCAGTGCCTGGTCAAATTATCGGTGTTGAAGTCGTAGATCCAGGTGCAGGTTATTCGAGTACACCAACATTAAATTTTATTGGAAATGGAACAGGTGCTGCTGGTACGGTCACTCTTAACGGTACGACCGTAGGAAAAATTGATATGAATTGCGTGGTAAGTGATTCAGGATTTGGTTCAGGATATGATTTCGCACGTGCACAATTATCGGGTGGCGGTACACCAAGCAAACCAGCAGTTCTACGTCCTATACTTGGTCCGACAAAAGGATTTGGTTTTGATGCAAGAAGAGATTTAAAATCATCTTCCTTAATGTTTAATGCAAAACCTGCAGGTGCACAAAATAATAATTTTTCAATAACAACTACTGGTACATTTGGTGGACAATCTGATTTTAGACAAATAACATTATTTAAAAATATAGATTATATTGATAGTGCAACTGCAGGAAATAAAGTTCAAGTAACAGATGCAAGAGCCAATAGAGTTGTAACACTGACAACAAAACCTGCATTCGTTAAAGATGAAAAAATAACAGGACAAACAAGTGGTACTGTAGCTCATATTGATCACATAGATAGTACAGGCGGTGGAGCATTACAAATTCATTATCATTTTAATCATAGATCAGATTTTAGACATGGTACATTTTCAGGTTCAGAAGTTCTTCAAGGAAATACATCTGGTGTTTTTGGAACAGTAGATTCTGATAGTCAGCCTAAAATAGCGAATTTAGGAGCTATTAATAGATTTAGTGGTGATGTGCTGTATATCGATAATAGATCGAGAATTATAAGATCGGCTTCACAAACTGAAGACATAAAAATTGTACTTACAATATAGTAGAGATAAAAAATGGCAACAAATCTTTCAAATGTAACTTTCAGCAACGTTTACAAAGACGATTTTGCAGACAGTGATAATTTTCACAGAATACTATTTAATAGTGGTAAAGCATTACAAGCTCGTGAGCTTACACAAATGCAAACTATTATTCAAAAAGAAATCGAGAGATTTGGTTCAAATATTTTTAGACAAGGTGGAGCAGTTACTGGCGGTGGTTTAACAATTGATAATAAAGTCGAATTTGTTAACTTAGCTACAAACCAATTACCATCGACTCCGTCAACGCTTGTTGGAAAATATTATAAAGATAGTACAAACAATCTTATTATTAGAATTAAAGAAGTTTTAGTAGCAAATGCATCGACTTCAGATATTGCTATTGGTGGTGGAAGTGCAGTTAATCATAACGTTGATACATTAATTGTAGAATATGTAAGCACAAGTTCAGGTACGCCTGGATCCGCACCAGTAAGGTTGCAAGCAAGTAATATGCTACAAAGAATAGTTGCTGCTAATGATTCAACTTTGTTTAATGATGCTGTTAATTATCCGGATATGGCATTAACCGCTGGACATCCGAGTACAGGACAGAACATATCTGGTTTGGGATTAAAAGCACATATCGATAAAGGTAGTTTCTTTGTACAAGGGCATTTTGTATTTTGTAAAGCTCAAACAGTTACAGTACAAAGATTTTCACCAATACCTAATACAATATTAGGATTTCAAATAGCTGAACAAATTATTAATACTGATGATGATACGTCTTTATTTGATAATCAAGGATCGGCACCGAATTTATCATCGCCCGGTGCAGATAGATATAGAATACAATTAACTCTTACAACAAAAGTTCTTGCTGGTAGTAATAATTTTATATACTTAGCAAACATTGTAAATGGTAAACTTTCTGATGAAGTTAATTTAGATAATTCATATAGACAATTACAAGAAGTATTAGCTCTTAGAACAAAAGAAGAATCAGGTAATTATATTGTAAAAAGATTTGATTTAAATCCGAGTTCAATAACTTCTACAAAAGTCAATTATAATATATCAGATGGCATTGCGTATGTCGACGGTTACAGATTAGATTTAGATGCAAAAAGTATCGAAGTTGATAGACCGATTACAACTCAAGAAGTTACAGGTGAATTAGTTAGCGCTAACTTAGGTAACTATGTTATGGTTATCGGTCATCCTCTTTCGGGGACCGATTCTGGTAGTTTAGAAAACAATAATATACCGGATATATCTAATTTTCAAAAATTAAATTTATATGCAACGTTTTCGGCGGGACAAGGAACAGCAGGTGGTAATACTGCTGATCATGCATCATTAGTTATTGGATCAGCTCGTTGTCGTGGACTTTATAGAGAAACGACTAGTAGATATCGAATGCACTTATTTGATATTCGAATGAAAGTTGGCCAATCATTTTCTTTTGTAAGAAGTATTGGTAGAGATCAAACAAATTTCATGAATATTGTTTTAGAAGGTGATCAAGCTGTTCTTAAAAATACTACTAATAATGATTTGTTATTTTCACTTCCAAAAAATAGACCACAGTTCGATGGCATCACTGGTTCATCGATGATTGTACAAAGAAAATTTACTTTTACAACATCACTTGGTATGACTACTATTTCTGGTACAAACGGCGGTGGGTTACCTGCTGGCTGTGATGCATTCTTTGGTGGATCGAACTGGGTAGTATCAGAAGTTGGAGAAGGAATCGTTGAAGGTGCAGTTTGTACAGTTGAAGCCGGCAATGTTACTTTTGCAGTTACTGGCTTACCTGTTGGATCTAAAACATTTAATGTGCTAGCACAAGTTCAAATGAGTGGATCTACATCTGTATCAGAAAGAACAAAAACATTAAAAGAGACTACAATAACTCGAGGTGCAACTTCTGATTCAGATGGTCGTGGATTTAAATTTATAAGTTTAGATAAACCTGATATCTTTGCAATCAAATCAGTTAAAGAAACAGATTCAAATGGTGTAGATATATCTGGCAATTTTGAATTAGATAACGGTCAAAGAGATAACTATTATGGTATCGGAAGATTATTGCCTAAAAAGAATGTAGATATGCCAGCTGCTAATATATTCGTGAGGTATCAATATTTTGAACATGAAGCTTCTGTCACTGGTGTCGGCGGACAAAAATGTTATTTTAGTGCTACATCCTATAAAAATAATTCAAATGCAGTAGGATCATTAGATGGAACCGGAGTAACATATGAAACAATACCTGATTATACAAAGGGTAATGGACAAAAAGTTAATTTAAGAGATGTTTTAGATTTTAGACCGGTAGGTGTATTACAACACGATTTTGATTCGGCTGGTGATGTATTAAAAGCAAATGGTCATCACAATATTACATTTGATTCAAATGGTCCAGATGTTGCTGGTACAGTACCTTTAATTCATTTACTACCACAGCCTGGCGGAACAGTTCAAGCGGACATAACATATTTCTTACCAAGAAAAGATAGATTAGTTGCTAATTCTTCAAATCTTAGAGGTGGCAGATCTGCAACTGGATCTGTTGATTATATACAGGGTTTACCAAGTTTTGATCCTGAACTACCAATTCTTCCAAATGGAGCTATGCCACTTTATAATATTAATTTAGGTGGAAATACGATTAATACGAAAGATATTACTACAGAGCCGTATGCGAATAAAAGATTTCAAATGGCTGATATTGCAAGATTAGAAAGAAGAATTGATAATTTAGATGAAGTTACATCATTGAGTTTATTAGAATTAAATACATCAACACTTAACGTCGTTGATTCTGCTGGTAATTCAAGAGTTAAGTCTGGTTTCTTAGTTGATAATTTCAGAGATTATTCATTTACAGATATTACAAATAATGAACAAAGAGCAAGTATTGATCCACAAGCAGGATATCTATCTCCACTCGTTGTTTCAAAGGTTACTAGATTAGCATACGATTCTGCAGATGGTAGTAGTAATGCTGCTCTTCGCGGTGATAATTTATATCTTTCTATGTCCGATTCAGCAGTAGAATTTATAAATCAAAATCTTGCAACTACTATAGAAAATATTAATCCTTTTGCAGTTATTAGATCTAATGGTCATATAGAATTATCACCTGCAACTGATACGTGGGTAGAAACACAATTTGCTGCAGACGATGTTAACGGTGGGGGAACTATAACTCAAACAGTACCAACACAAATTCAATTTGGAAGTTTAGCTTCATTTAGAGATAACTGGATTGGTCAACCAACTGCATGGAACGTCGGAGAAACTTCAGTAGCAGCTTCTGGCAGAAGAAGAGATTTTTCAAGAACAAATACAAGAAGTGTTACAATTAGTGGAGGATTTGATACAGTAACTACGCAAGTTGGTGAAAGAGTATTAAGTGTTTCAATATTACCATTTATGAGATCAATTAAAGTATATTTTAGAGCTCAAGGTTTAAGAAGAAAAACAAGGCACTTTCCATATTTTGGTAATTCATCAATTGATAACTTTACAAGACAAGAATCATTTGCTCGATATTCTACAAGAACAGATGCAGGTTCAGTGAGCGCTGGTGCTACTGCACATCCAGACGGTTCTACGAATCTTACTTCTGATAGTAATGGAACTATTACAGGTTCATTTATTATTCCAAGTAATAATACATTACAATTTAATACAGGAACACAACAATTTAAATTATTAGATATTAGCGGTGGTATAGATTCCAATTCTATATCTTCAGCTAATACTTCTTTTACTGCGTCTGGCACATTAGAAACAAGACAAAGAATATTTACTTCAACACGTGTTGAAAGAGTTCAAACTATTGTTGAAGAAGCAACTTCGTCTTGGACAAATTGGGTCGACCCATTAGCTCAATCATTTTTAATTGATCCAATTGATAATCCAAACGGTGTATTCATAACTAAAATAAAAGTGTATTTTGCTACTAAAGATGATAACCACGGAGTTCCAGTACAATGCCAAATTAGACCAATGGAAAATGGGATCCCAGTAAATCAACCTTTACCACAAGCAGTTAAATTTGTAGAACCAGCTAATGTGAATGCGACAGCATTAAGCACTGCCACAATGAGTGGAATACAAGGTGCAGGAACAGATTTTAAATTTGATGAACCAATTTATTTGGCTCCTGGTGAAGAATATGCAATTGTTCTTCTTGCAGAATCAACGGCTTATACAGTCTATGTAGCAGAAACTTATGAGTTTGTTGTTGGCACAACATCGCAAAGAATAGCTAAACAGCCAACACTAGGTTCATTATTCTTATCACAAAATGGTTCAACATGGACACCAGAACAAAGTAAAGATTTAATGTTTACTTTATATAGAGCAGATTTTAATTCAACTAGTTCTGCAGTATTAAATACTCAAACTCCAGGAACCGAAAAATTAGCTACAAATTCAATACAAACCGCTACTAGTGATTCAGATGTTAGAGTATTTCATACCGGTCATGGATTTTCAACTGGTGATCAAGTAACAATAAGTGGAATTACAGATACGATTGCTGGAGTAACAGCGGCTAATATGAATGGTAGTAGATTAGTATCAGAAGTAGATGCAACAGGATATACATTTAAAATGGGTGTTGATGGCGTAGCTCCACCAAATTCCAATGTAAGAGGTGGCGGAGCAAATATGGTTGTGACTGCTAATACTGTTTTTAATACATTTTTACCACAAGTTCAAACACTACAAGTATTAAATACTAATATTTCTGCAGAAGCAAAATTTACATCAAGTAGATCATTTGGCGGAGCAAGTTCTAGAACAGCTGGAAGAACATACGCAAAAGATACAGGTTTTTCTAGTATTACTTTAAATGAATTTAATTTTACAGATAATTCTAGAGTAATACTTACTGATTCAAATGCTACATCTGGTATAAGTGGTGCTAAATCTACTACAATTAAATTAAATCTTTCAACAAATGATTCAAAAGTTTCTCCAATTATCGATTTACAAAGAGCAAACTTTGTTGGATTTGAAAATTTAATTGATAAATTAGATTCAACAGGAACTGGCGGAGATGGTATTAAACCTTTGTTAACATCGTTTACACATGAAACAGAACCAACAGATGGTACGCACTCGGCTAAACATTTAACAAAACCAGTTAACCTTGAAGAATCTGCGGTTGGATTAAAAATATTATTTGCTGCTAATAGACCAGCTGATTGTCAATTTAGAGTTTATTATAGAACTGCAACATCAGACGAAGATCTATCTACTCAAGCTTTTAGACTTCAACCCGAATTTAGTAATAATCCTGCTGACGATGATAATCAAACTTTTAGAGAATACGAATATCTACCAGGCGGTCAAATTGGTAATTTGGATGCATTTACAAAATTTCAAATTAAGATCGTTATGAGATCAACAAATCAATCTAAGATACCGACATTAAAAGATCTTAGAGTAATTGCAATGGTGACATAATGAGTGATCATATAAGAGTTGAAGGGCATTCATATCTTATGAGAGATGGCCAATCTGGAGCGATAATAAATACAAATGTAAATGAAATGACACAAGCACGTATAAGAAAAGCTCAGCAGAAAAAACAACAAAATGAAATAAAAGAATTAAGAAGTGAACTTCAAGAAATGAAACAACTTTTAAATAAAATGATAGAGGTTAATGATGGCCGTCACAACAGTTAATTTATCCGATACAATTTCAAATTGGGTGACTAAAACAAACACTATATCGACTAATTTAGGTGATAAATCTCTTTTAGCAACACCTGTTACGACTGATATAGTTTCTGGTATTAACTCGATAAAAATGATAGATTCGTCTAGCGTGAAAACAATAACAAATTTCACAAGTTTTAATTTTGATAATCTTGTAACTACACAAATACTTGATTCTGCTGGAGGTGTATTGAAAACGCTTAGAACCCCGGGATCTTAAAGGTAATTATATAATGCCACAACCATTAAAAGTTAATGCTGGTAATAATTTGCAAACCATGTCTGTTGCTGAGACAGACTATATGGTTTATCGTATGGGTACCACTTTTGCTTCTACAGATACTAATACAGGATCTGTACAAGTTAACCCGTCGGATACAACCGGTTTAACTCTTATTGGAACATTCACTGATACAACAAGACAAAATGCTGTTGGTACGCACCCTGTTGGAACAAGTGTAAACAGTACAACGTATAATTTTTATCAAGATAGGACAGCGTACGCTGAAGGTTCTTTAGAAGTTCCACTTGAATATAATGCTAGTTCCGGAAATATAGAACAACAGTCTACTGCAACTATCAATTCTACTTGGATAGATAGAGCACAAGATACAATTGTTGCTATGGGTTCAAATGCTGTAGGTTGTTATGTATTACAGCCTACTGCACCGAGTGGTGGTACTTGGACGGCAAAAGGTACGATAACAAATTCTTTAATTGACGGTACGACTAATAACACATATCTTTGGAGAAAAACTGCAGCTGCATCAGCTCCAACTGATATAAAACCAGTAAAATATACTAGCGGTGATATTCAAGTATTCACCGATGCAGAAATAAATGCATGGCACGGCAGGCTTCGTAATCAAATAAAAGACGGTATAGGTCAGTATCAATTATCTGCTTCAGCTCCAACGTCCGGTGGTACTTGGGCCGCGGCTGGAAGTGCTTTTGTTGATACAAGAAAACAAGTAGGGAATGTAACTTACGTTGGTACCAGTTCTGCTAACTTTACAGGAACTTATACCGGAAATTTTACAGGAAACTATACTGGAAGCTACGCTGGAACTTATACGAGATTTTTTTCTGGAGTAGCACACGGAAATTATACCGGCACTTATTCCGGTACATATGCTGGTACTTATAGCAATACCTTTTCCGGTACATATGCTGCATTTTATACTGGGTTTTATCAAGGATTAACTGTATTATCGTCAGACGAAACTGTGTCTAGTATGACTCTATGGGTGAGGACTGCATAAATAATTTACACGTGAGGAAATATAATGGATTATACACATTTACCAAGAACAATTAAAGAACCTTATTGGTCTAATGAAAAAAAAGATCAAGTTATTTGCCAATTTCACTATGAAAGTGGACCTATGGTTATTGCAGCTGTTTCAGATGCTGAAAAAGGTAACCCTGATTGGAAAGAAATCATGGAAACTTTTGCATTAGAAGAAATAGATAAAAATACTGAAAAAATAATTGATGAACATAAAAGAAAAAGTGATGTTACTAAAGAAGAAAATAAAGATAAAAAAGAAAAACAATCTAGTGATGTATTATTTAATTCTAAATTAGAAGCTTTCGAAATTGATATTATAAAAAATTCTAAAAATAGAAAATTAAAATCTAGAATTAGAAAAGCAAAAAATTTGACAGAAGTTATAGCATTTTCTTCTGCGCTCATTTCAAAAGAAATAGATAATGAATAATGGATTTCTTTATGTTGCAAGTTTAAATAAAAGATATTTAACTGCCGCAAAATATTCTGCAAGTAGTTTAAGAGATTATTGGCCTGATGCTAATATTACTTTATTTACTCACTCTGAGTGGGTAAAAGAATCAGATAATATATTATTTAATAATATTATAACTGAAAATGTACCCTATCACAAAAGAGCTAAACTATGGGCTTTAAATAAAACTTCATATAATCTTACTTGTTATATGGACGTAGACACTTGGGTTGAACATAATGATATAAAAGATATTTTCAAGCAACATAAAAAATCTTCAGATATTACTATAACTAGAGCACGTTCATATGCAGCTGCTATTAATTCTAAATTTAATGGCAATGAATTAGAAGATCATTGTGGTTTATTCATCTATAATAATAAAAGGCAAACATTAAATTTTATGAATCAATGGTGGAAATTATATTTAAAACAAGAAAGTAAAGAATGGAAATGGGACACATCACTATATCCTGAATATTTAAGACCATGGGATATGTGGACATATTGGTGGTTACAAAATATGACTGAACATAAAATAAAAAGATCATATTTTTCAAAACCAGATGCTCGATGGAATTTTGTACATATCTATAAAGAAGAAGAACTTATGAAAACAGAACCAGTAATTTTACATAGGCCAATACCGCGATGAAAGAAATACAAATAAAAAATGAAGAATTAATTGAATTATTAGAAAATATTAAAAATTGGTTTGATTTAAAAAATAAAGATGATGTAAAACTTAACGGTAAAGTTGATAAAGATGAGTATTATACATCAGAAGAATATTTTAAAAATATAAATCAAGAAAAACATATAGGTTATCCTGAAGTTACTCTTGGTATGGATTTAAACAATGTAGATTCAACGCCATTAGATTGGAGAGAAGAAATAAGAAATTTTGATAATAAAATGAAATCTATATTATCTTCTCCGAATTGTGCTGTAAAGATGTATTATCCTAAAGGTGGTTATATGAGTTGGCACAATAATCATAATGCATCAGGATTTAATATTTTGTTATCACACACCGAAAATGGCAATGGTTTTTTTAGATATAAAGATCCTCAAACAAAAGAAACTATTACAATGAATGATGAACCTGGATGGACTGCAAAGGTTGGATATTTTGGAAGCAATAAAGAAAAAGATAAAATATTTTGGCACTGTGCTCGAGCATATGAAGATAGATTAACATTAGGTTTTGTTATACCAAATCAAAACATGTGGGAAATGATGTGCGATGATATTCAAGACCAATAGTGCTCAAATCCTTCATATAACCAATCATACTTTGGTCCATTAAATAGACATATAGTTCTATCTTTTATATGGTGTAAGTATATAGTATCATAATCTAATTTTTCATCTCCTGTTTCTTTTATTTTATTTCTAGTTAATTCAGCAGTAGAAATATCATTTTCTGTTTCACCAAATATTCTTGAGTAGATAATACCTTTAGGAAAAAAATCTATTTTCATTTTTTCGTGAAAAATAAAACGATCTATACCTTTATATTGAACCATAAAATAATCCGGATCTTTTTGAAAATGATTCCATATATCTACGCAATTATTAGATTTCCATAATAATACACTTGAGTTTGCGTACATATCCCATCTGTCTTTTTCTCTTTTATGAGAACCATCGCTCATTAAATTGCCTTTCCAATATGCTCTAACCATCATTAAATCATCAGATAAATAGTTAAACAAATGATCGATATTATTTTGTATTATTACATCGTGATCAAAATATAAACATGGACCAGGAGGCACAAAATCTTTTTGAAACATTGCTAATTTATTCCAATAAATTTCTAAATAATTATCTGGTATTGGAATAATATTAATATTGTTATTTAAACCAGACGCGTTTTCTGTATAGCAATAAAATTTAAAAGGAATAGATATACTACGAGAAACCATTTTATATAACCGGTTTGTAATATCGGAATTATATTTGGCACCCCATTTAACGCATATTACATTAACCATGAAGATATATATATGAAATTTTATATAGATGATATAACAAAAAAAGTATTAAAAAAATTTCCTCATAGAGTAGAAGATATTGTTAATTCATTTGATCATAATAAAATTCACGCTAAAAATGAATTAGTTAGTAGAATTAAAAATTTACAAAGTAGAGGTAATTTACGTAATCCAATACCAAGAATAAGTATTGTTGGTGGTTGGTATGGAAACATATTAATTTCATTATTAGATGAATATAAAATAAATTATGAAAAAATAGATTTTTATGAAATAGATGAAGAAGCTATTAAGATAGCTAAAAATCATTTTTTGTTTGATATAGATAATATAAATTTTAAACTACAAGATGCAACAAAAATAGAATTTTCTGGTAATAGACATTTAATTATAAACACTTCAGCTGAACATATGAATTCATTAAATATAAAAAGTGGAATTTTAGCAGTTCAATCTAATGATTATACATCAGTAGATGATCATACTAATTGTGTTAATAATGTACAAGAATTAATTGATCAGTATAAATTTAAATTAAATAAAATTTGGTATAAACTTACTACGGAATATGACAATAAGTATAATAGATTTACGGTTATAGGTAGAATATAATATGTATTATTCTGATATAGAAAACCTTCATGTTGAATTAACAAACAGATGTAATGCTGGTTGCCCATCATGTGTTAGAACTGGAGATTTTCCTGGGTTTGTATCTGAAACTATTTTTAATAGCGGAATTCACGATTTATCGCTAAATGATATGAAAAATATATGTGAACAATTACCAAAACTTAAATGGATCCATATGTGTGGCAATCTTGGTGATCCAGCTGTTTCCCCAGAATTTAAAGAAATAGTACATTATCTAAATTCAAAAAATATTTATTGTACTATATCAACAAATGGTGCACCAAGAAAACCAGAATATTGGAAAGAAATAGCATTAAAAGGTGTTAGCGTTTCATTTCACATAGATGGTGATGAAGATACGAATCACTTGTATCGTATTGGAACAAACTATTATAAAATTATTGATAATGCAAAAGCATTTATTAAAGCTGGTGGTCATGCTCGATGGGTTTTTATACCTTTTAAACACAATGAACACGTCATAGAAAAATGTAAAAATTTAGCTAAACATTTAGGTTTTAAAGAATTTAACGTAAAAAAATCTTATAGAGTGACTAACTTAAGCCCAAAGGCAAAAATAAAAATAGAATTACCTAAAAATGAAAATTTAATAAATTTTGGAGCTACTAATAATAAAGGAGATAAATGTATTAGTTGTAAAGTAAGTAATAATAATGAAATTTATTTTTCATGTAATGGTGAAATTTATCCTTGTTGTTGGTGGGCTGGATATTTTTGGAGTAAAAAATTTTCGAATAAAGAAAATAAATTTTCGTATTTATTAGATTTTGAAAATAATTTTAAAAAAAGAGATATCAAAGATATTGTAAATGACTATATTAAAAAAACAGATGTTTATAAATTAGTATGGGATCTTAAAAAATTTAGTGTATGTAATAAAAAATGTGGTAATGATAAACACAAAGATAGATATGTTGAAAGCAGAAAAAAATTATGATAAAATTTGAAGTAGATAACCAATCAATAGAAATTGATGTTGAAAAATTACAAAAATATAAAAAAATTGGAATTGCATTTTCTAGTGGAACTGATTCAAGTTTAATATTTTGTTTATTAGCTAAGTATGTACCAAACATAGAAATCATACCATGGTATGGAATAGAATTTCATCAATTACCCGGTTTAGATTTTGTTAAAGACGCACATAAAAAAATAGTTAATAATTACCCTAATGCTAATATAGCACCAATGCGATATTTTGGTATAGATAAAAAAGATCCTATTTGGATAAAAAAATTTGAAAATTCAAAAAACAATGATTTTCTTGTCAGTAAAAACATAAAAAATTATATAGTTGATGAAGCACATAATGAATATCTTAGAACTGGCATTACAAATCTTAATGTTTTTGGTACGTTATCAGCACCACCAAAATCAGAATGTATTAAATATAATTTTATTAAATATGTCCAACCATATCGTTTTAATCCAAATGGTGATATATGGAGTATAACTAACACAAAAATATGGCAACCTCTTAAATTTGTAAATAAAAAATTTGTTGCTGGAATGTTTAAAAAAGAAGGTCTTATGGATTGGTTATATTCCCATTTAAATTCATGTGCAAGTAGAGATCCAGTAAAAACTAAAAATTTTACATACCCCTGTAAAACCGATTGTTATCAATGTCATGAAAGATATTGGGGTTTTGGAACATATGATGGATCAACAAAATGAAAAATTTTCCAAAAAATTTCTGTCCCCAACCATTTACATATATTTATCCTAATCATCATGGTGCATGGAAACCTTGTTGTAAATGTCAGAATTATCCTCAGAAAAAAATATCATTTGATGAATGGTGGTATGAAGATAAAGAGTTAAAAGATTTAAGAAATACTTTATTGTCTGATACTCCTTATGATGAATGGAATGAAAATTTACAAAATGTTTGTGAACGATGTTTTGGTCCAGAAAGCAGAGGTGTAAAGTCTTATAGACAACATTCAGTAGATTCATGGTCACACCCAAGTGTAAAAGATAATTTATTAGATATGATAAATTCTTTTAAAGAAACAGGAAAGTTAGTAGCAAATCAACGAACATTTATAGTTAAAGTAAGAGGTTTTGGTAATGAATGTAACTTAAAATGTTATATGTGTGTTCCTCATAATTCAACAGCTAGAAATACTGAATTACTTAAAGCAAATGAAGATAGTGTTAAGATTTTCTACCCTAAAGGTCATCAAAGATTAATTAAAAATAAAACTATACCATTAGACAATGAGTATGAAAAACAACAAATGTATGATGTTATAGAAAAAATGAGTCCATATATAGCTCAGTTTAATTTTTCTGGTGGAGAGCCAGTAATGATAAAAGAATACTATGAGTTAATGGATAAAATTATTGAAACAGGACAAAATCAAAACGTCCGAATTCATATGAATAGCAATCTTACTAGACTTAATTTGGGTAATAAACACTTAGAAGAATACATTCCAAAATTTAAAATGTTTTTTATACAAGCGTCAATTGATGATATATATGAAAGAGATGAATGGTCTCGTTATCCCTCAAAATTTGAAAAAGTTATGGAGAATTACAAGTATCTTCAAAATAATAAAAAAATACAAATTATTGTGCACCCAACTTGGTCTCTACTAAATGTGGCAAATGCTGAAAATATATTAAATTTTTTTCTAGCTAATAGTATGAGAATAAATGATAATATAAATTTTGTATCTAATCCATCAGTTTTACATATAAAAAATTATCCACACAAAGACTTTTTTATAGAAAAATATAAAAATTCTAAATTTAAAATGGTGAGAGAATTATCTCTTGAATTGCAAGCAGAATTTAATCAAGCAGAGTTTTTAAAAGCAATTAACTATATTAAAGATTTAGATAGAATTAGAAAAACAAAAAGTTGGGAAGTATATCCTGAATTAAGTGAATTTTTAAAACCATGATTAATATACTAACACTAAAAGTTGGGACAAAATATTCACATGAATATGTAAACAAATTATTTTTTAATTTAAATAAAAATAGTAATACTAAGTTTAATTTTTACTGTTATACTGAAGATGCATCAAAATTAGCATCAGGTATAAAAGTAATACCACTTGAAAATCCTGATAAATTTCAACTACAATGGCATAAATTAAAATTACATAAAAATGATTTTGCAGGTATATCGCAAGGTGAAAAATGTTTACTATTAGATATTGATTGGATTGTAATTGATGATGTAGATGAAATATTAACTTATAATTTACCACACAATCATCTTGGTTGTTTTGAAAGATGGTGGTCTAATCTTAGACATTTCTGTAAGTTAAATGGTGGATTTCAAATGTTTTATATGGGTGAAACAAATTATCTTTGGGAAAGATTTAACAAAAACCCAGAATACTGGCAAAGATATTATGTGGAAAATGGATTTGCAGAAGGGCCAATAAATGGTGAACAAAACTTTATTGATGAACATACAAAAAATAAACATTGGTTACCAATGGAATGGTTCGCAAAATATCATAGTGAAGATTGGATTAAAATAAATCGTAACTGGCAAAGAGATGTTAATCCAGAAGAGCCATATTATATGGGAGGTACTTTTGCTGAAACTATTAAGATGGTACATTTTTCAAACTCTGAAAATTTAATTCATAATAGTAATGAACATTGGATAAAAGATTATTGGTAAACTATGGTGATGTATAAAAACCTAGCTGACATAAAAAGATTAGAACTTTTCATTATAAATAATGGTATTAATATTCTTTTCGGTTGAAAGCCGAGACTTTATATTATATAAATAACATTAATAGTTTTTAAGGTATTTTTTATGGCTCGGTACGAAGAATTTACAATAGATAAAGGTTCAGATATTTCAATTAAATTGGAATTAACTGATGCTGGTGGAGCTAAGAAAAACTTAACTGATCATTCTTTAAGAGCGAGAATAAAAAAGAATTATAATGATAGCGCAGGAGAAGCTGTTGAATTTTTTACAGCAATACCTCTTGCAACTCAAACTGATGGAGTAGTAACTTTAGGATTAACACATGGTCAAACTAAAGGTATGAAAGCAGGAAGATACGTGTTTGATGCTGAGCTAAATCATATTGCTGCAGGTGGTCTTCGAATAAAGGAACGTGTTTTAGAAGGTGTCATTACTGTTACTCCTTCTGTAATGGATTCGGCATAGGAGAAATAAATGGCGACAATCGTAAATACAATCACTCAATCCACTCCGAGCTCATCACCAGCTGAGGGTCAAGAAAAGAAAAATTTCGATTCGTCAAGAATAGACTTTTTATCAAGCTCATTTGCAAACATTGATTCCGGAAGATATACAAATCTTCATGCTGATTCAGCGCATGTTAATACATTAACAGCTAATAGTATTAGCTTTACAGGATTAAATGTCGACTCTGGTAATATTACCACGTTATCAACAACGACTTTAAATCCTGCTACTATCAATGCTACAACAATTAACGGTGATTCTGGTAACTATACAAACCTTACGGCAGTTAATTTAACTGCTACTAATTTAAATATTAGTAATGGTACTACACTTTCTTTTGCAGGTATCTTTACAAATTTAACGGCTGATTCAGCCAATATTACAAACATCACATCTAATACTTTAAAAAGAACTCCTCCTGCTGGTGTTACACCTGGCAAATACGGTCAAATGGGAGGTAATAGTAAATTATCTAAAGCACCAATTATAACAGTTGATTCTTCTGGATTTATTAATATCACAGATCAAGGTGCTGTTGCTGGTGTTGCAAGTACTGCTTTTGATAGTGCTAGTTTTAACTTTAGTATTAATACTACTGATAGTGGAAGTACGCCAGTAGTTAAAATGGCTCACACAAGAAAGCCTGGTTTAGCGGCAAGTGCAAGTTTTTACGGAACAGCATCAAAAGTTCCAACAATAAAAATAAATCAATACGGTCATGTTGATAGTATTGCTTTAGTTGACATTGCAGGAATTAGTGGTACAAATTGGGATTCTGCTAATTCAACATTTCAAATTACTCAAACAGATGGTACTACAGTAGGTGAAGTTATTAATGGTTGGGGTGACAACCAAAAAATATATTTCGGTGCTGGACAAGATTTAGAAATATATCATGATACGTCAAACAGTGTTATTAGAGATGGTGGAACTGGTAGTTTAATTATTGCTGGTGATACAATTCAAATAATGAATGCAGCACAAACAGAAACAATGGGTTTGTTTCAACAAGATGCTGCTACTTCAATACATTATAATAATGATCCTAAATTATTAACAACCGCAACAGGTGTTCAAGTAAGTGGTACCGCAGTAACAACTGCTGGGATTACTGCAGGTAGTCATATCTTACCGGCAACTGATGGCGACGTTGATCTTGGATCTTCTACAAAGAAATTTAGAGATTTGCATTTAAGCGGTTCAACTCTTAAAATTGGAACTATACAATTTAAAGACAGCGCATCCGGATTAAGAGTAGAAAAGATTGCTGGCAATGAAGTAGTTCCAATTGTTTTTAGAGAACTCGAAGTTGATTCTGCCACAGTATCAGGTAATATAACTGCCGGTACTTTTACAGGTGACGGTAATGCTTTAACTAATTTTAATGCAGCTCAAATTAGAACACATATGTCTGCAGGAACCGGTGTTGGATTTGCAAGTGGCGTTATATCGATTGGCCAAGCAGTAGGTACTGGCAATGATGTACAATTTAAAGATCTTTTATTAACTGGAGACTTAACAGTTCAAGGTACTACAACAACTATTAGTAGTGCAACAATGGATGTTACAGATAAAAATATCACTATAGCAAAAGGTGCTGCTGATGCTTCAGCCGCAGACGGTGGTGGTATAAACATTGAAGGTGCTGGTGCTAACTTTACTTACACAAGTAGTAATGATAGATGGAATATGAATAAAGCCCTTGTGGTTTCAATGGTACACGGCAACGTAACTGGTACTGTAACTGATATTAGTAATCATAGTACTGATACTCTTTCAGAAGGTTCTACAAATCTATATTTTACACAAGGTAGAGCAAGACAATCTATTAGCGGCGACAAAGGTTTAACTTATAACTCTGGCACCGGAATAATGGATGTTGATTCATCAAATATTATAGAATTTACAAGAGCTTCTTTAGGAGGAGATAAAGGTTTAACTTATAATACTACAACCGGTGTCATGGATGTTGATTCTGCTAACGTCAAAGAAATGTTTACTGGTGCAAATAACATAGTTTATAATAATTCCACTGGACAAATTCGTACAAATATAACAAGTGCAGATCTATCAACAGATAGTTCTTATTTAACTGCCACATCATCTAATCAACTAATATCATCGATATCAGCATTAACTCACAGAAGCGTAAAGTTTTTAGTACAAGTTCGTGTAGATGCTGGTGGTGAAAAAGTTCAAACTTCGGAAATAAATGTTATACATCAAGGTGGTAATGCGTTTATGACTGAATACGGTAGAGTAGGTAATACTGACGATAATTTGGCTACATATGATGCAGATATAAATTCAAACAATTTAAGATTGTTGGTGACTCCAGCAAATGCAAATACTGAATTTAAAGTATTTAAAACGGCAGTCAAAATTAATACAACTTAATAACGGCAGTTAAAATTACAGGATAAATCATATGCCTATTAGAAAAATAACGTTACAAAGAGCGGCTTCTGATAAACCGCAGCTGGGTGCAGATTATATTGATTCAAGCTTTGCATTAGACTCATCGGAAGCAATTCAGCTACTAGGATTTAATCCAACACTTGGTAATAGTTTTGTCGATTCTGCAGAAGCTAAAAAACTTATTGAAGGAGATAAAGGTTTAACTTATAATACTGGTACCGGTGTTATGAGTATTGATTCTGCAAACATCAAAGAAATGTTTGAAGGTGACAAAGGTTTAACTTATAATAATTCTACCGGTGTTTTCAATTTAGATTCAGCAAACGTTATTAGTTTTACTCGAGAATCGATATCTGGTGATAAAGGTTTAGTTTATAACAATGCTACTGGTGTATTTAATCTTGATTCAGCAAACGTTAAATCAATCTTTGGAACAGATAACAAAGGTTTAGTTTATAGTAATGGTACATTTAATGTCGACTCAGCAAATATAAAAAGTTTTACG